CGATCAGTTGGATAAGGTACAAGTAGCCGGTAACTTCTCTCGTACAGATGAAAAGCTACGTGAGATCTATACACAGGCTCGTGAGATTGCCAAGCGACACAACACAGCCTTTATTGCAATCAGTCAGGCCAGTGCAGACGCTGAAGGCAAGACCAAGCTCAACCCGTCCGAGATGGAAGGTAGTAAGACTGGTAAGTTTGCTGAGGCTGACATTATCGTAGGCATCGGTAAGCATGACACATCAGGTGTAGATGAAGAGCCAGACTACACTCGCCACATGACAGTCGGTAAGAACAAGATTACCGGATGGCATGGTACTATCATCTGTGAGATTCAACCGAAGCTATCTAGGTATGTAGACTGATGCGTGTTTTAGGGATTGATGTAGAGACTACAGTACAGAAGGCAGAGAAGGGATTAGACAACAGTCCCTTCAACCCTGAGAACTATCTTGTCTCATGCGGTATCCACTGGTTAGGTGACGAGACTGGTGAATACTATTTCTTTAAACACAACACCGCTGAATGTGACCCTCAGGCTTCATATAAAGCCGTACAGCAGGCGATCAGTGAGGCGGACATACTGGTAGGCCACAATCTCAAATATGACCTTCTATGGCTGTCTGAAACGGGCTTTGATATTGACTGCAAACATTACTGCACCATGATCGGAGAGTACGTCTTAGCCCGTGGTCAGAAGGTACCCTTGTCACTTAGTGAGACCGCCAAGCGCCGTAAGGTTACTGAGAAACGCTCAGACCTTATGGAAGACACTTTTAAGAAAGGCATTGGGTACGAGGCAATGGATGCTGACATCGTAGAAGAGTACGGTCGAGGCGACGTTGTAACGTGTTTGGAAGTGTACGAATCTCAGCTACACGACTACCGGCTGCCTGAGTTTACTGGGCTGCGTAGGGTACGTGACATGATGAATGAGATGCTTATGACGCTCTTAGAGATGGAGCGCAATGGTATCTACATTGACATGGCTAAACTGGACGAGGTTGAGAACAAGTTTACTGAAGAGCGTAATGCTTTACAGACACGCCTGTACGAATTGGCTACAGGTGTCATGGGCGATACACCCATCAACCTCAACAGCCCCTTCCAATTGTCTGAGGTTATCTACTCACGTCGATTGTTAAACAGAGACACGTGGAGAGAGGTGTTTAACATTGGGGTGAACAAGCAGGGCAAGCCTCTGCCTAAGCCACGTATGTCCCCGAAGGAGTTCTCACGCTCTGTAAAGGATAACACTGAACTTGTCTACCGCACGAAAGGCGAACGGTGCGAACCGTGCAACGGCTTAGGCTCTGTGCAGAAAACACGTAAAGACGGTAAACCTTATAAGAACCGTACGAAGTGCAGTGTGTGCGAAGGTGTAGGTGCAGTGTTCAAACCGACAGATCGTGTTGCAGGGTTCAAGCTTGTTCCCAGTAGCGTACGTGACGTGGCGGCTACGGGATTTTCAACGGACAAGACCACACTGCAGTTTCTGCTTGGCCAAGCGCAACGTAAGGGTAACAACGATGCGATTGAGTTCCTGCAGGGTATGCGAAGGCTCAACGCACTCAACGTGTACCTATCGTCATTCTGTGGCGGTATGCGCCGGAACACACGCAGTAACGGTATCTTGCACACAACGTATAACCAGTGTGTAACCGCAACCGGCAGGCTGTCCTCTTCAGACCCTAACTTCCAGAACCAACCACGAGGCGGTACGTTTCCGATCAGGGAATGTGTTGTATCTCGCTTTGAAGGCGGGGAGATCATGGAGGCAGACTTCAGTGGTTTGGAGTTTCGTGTAGCCGGAGAGCTGTCTAAGGATGGTCAGATCTACGATGACATCCGAACCGGCAAGGACGTGCACAAACAGACAGCATCTATTATCAATCAGAAACCTGCAGAAGAGATCACGAAGGATGAACGGCAACAGGCGAAGGCGTATACGTTTGCGCCGCTCTATGGCGGTCAGGGGGCGCAGGAGGCTCCACACGTTCAACAGTACTTCCAAGAGTACTTCAACATCTACGAAGGACTCTCCAAGTGGCACGACATCCTCAAGCGAGGAGTCCTTAAAGACGGAACAGTAACACTGCCATCCGGTCGGCAGTTCTATTGGCCTCATGTAGAACGTAAGCCTAACGGTCGCATCTCGTACGCCACACAGATTGTTAACTATCCGGTACAGTCTTTTGCCACAGCAGACATCGTACCGATTGCATGTATTCGTGCTATGCGTCTCATGCACAAGCATAAGGTTAAATCGCTATTTGTACTGACGGTACACGACAGTATTGTTGTTGATGTATATCCTGGAGAGCGAGATATCATAAAAGATATTTTAGTAGAAGCGATGGAAGGGGTTGCAATTGAAGTCAAAGAACGGTTTAATTACGATATGGTAATTCCGCTCGCCATTGAAATAAAGAGTGGATCAAATTGGCTAAATGGAAATGTTATTTATGAGTGAAGTAGCACTATATAATGGTATGACTGAAAACGAACTGCTAGCGGCTATGGGCGTTCAGCAGGAGTCACAGGAGTCCACTGGCAACCTGTTACCTTTATTGAAGGTAAACTATCAGGAAGAGGACGACAACGGCAATGAGTTAAAGAAAGGACTCTTTGCACTTACACTGCCTGAAGGCACAGTGTACGGTAAGGATGTACGTGTGCGTGTATACGCAGACTACATGCAGTATCTCGACTACGATCCTGTACAAGAGGCCGTTGTCAACAAGACAATCATCCACCGCATTGGTGATGAGCCTATTGATGAGCAGGGTACTGTTCGTTGTGGCAAGCCCGTCTCTAAGCAGTTGCGTGAGATGGACGAAGAGACTCAGCAAAAGTTTAAGAGCATTGCATGCTTCCGCTACCTCTACGCTACAGTGACGATTGCTGATGCACAGACAGCAGAAGGCGACAGTGTAGACGTATCAGAAGTCCCCTGCCTCTTCCGTGTAAAGGGTGCGAGCTTCTTAGCGTTCAATACAGTCGTTGAGGCTGCGAAGTCACAGCGTTTGAAGTTCACTCAGATTGAAAGCGCAGTGAAGGCTGTGCGCCAGAAGAAGGGTTCAGTCACTTACTTCGTGATTGAGTTTGAACCTGACCTTTCAAACGTACGTGAGATCAATAGCGATGACTTGACGTTGATGTCTAAGATTCTTGAGACAGTCAATGCAGAGAACAAGCGCATTATTGACAAGCACAACAACGCACTTCGTGCAAAGCAGACTGATGCTGAAGATGAAAACGTTGTTGCTGAAGTTGAAGGATACTTAGACGCCGACTTTGAAGAGGCATCATAATGTCCGAAATGCCTCATAAGTACGAGGTTTTGACACGTGAGTATCTATCTAAGTTGTCGGCAGGGGAAGCTCCCCCTGTCGATGACGCACTCATAGACCAAGCGTGTGAGGACTTTCGTAACGCTCTGTTGAAGCAATTTAACAGGGAAAGCAATCGTGAGTTTAGCGTACGTATGTCTAACGCCGGTCGCCCGAAGTGTCAGTTGTGGTTCCAAAAGAACCACCCTGACGAAGGACAGGCACCCTCGTACGACTTCATTATGAAGATGCTCTTAGGTGATACGATAGAAGTATTGGCCTTGCTTTTGATGCGCAGTGCTGGTATACCAGTCAGTTCGTACCACGGAAAGGTAAAACTTCCGCTTGACGACAACAACGCCATCCAAGGCGAATACGATGTTGTCATTGATGGCAAGGTTTGGGATATCAAATCTGCATCGCCATTTGCGTTTGAGCATAAATTCAAGGACTTTGAATCCGTTCGTAGTGATGACTCTTTTGGATACGTCGCTCAGGGATTCGGCTACGCCAACGCCAGTGGTTTACCCTTTGGCGGGTGGATTGTTATTAACAAATCTACTGGTGAGTGGCGCTTCGTTGAGGCAGATAACTCGTACAAGGATGAATATCAGGATGTAATCCAAGATACATATGATTACATTGCGACTGATAAAGAGTTCTCTCGGTGCTTTGAGGATATCCCTGAAACGTTTAGAGGAAAGCCAACCGGTAACCGGTACGTTGCTAAACAGTGCATGTACTGTGATTACAAGTTCAAGTGTTGGCCCACCCTGCAGTACAAGCAGGTAGCGGCATCACAGGCTAAGAACAAACCTTGGAGATACTACACGGTGTACAATGACGTTTAGTAAGGCGGCAAGAAAGTATGGCTACAAATCGGGTTTGGAAAAGACTGTTGCAGATCAGATCAAGGGTCGAGGGCTTCGTGTTAAGTATGAAGATCCATCTTCAAGAATTAGCTTTACACAACCCGCTTGTGATAGAACGTATACTCCTGATTTTGTGTTGCCTAATGGTATTGTGGTTGAAACCAAAGGGCGGTTCACTTTAGAAGATCGTAAGAAGCATTTATGGATACAAGAGCAAACTGATTTTGATATCCGATTTGTATTCTCTAACTCTAAAGCTAAGATCCGCAAAGGCTCTAAGACATCGTATGCAGATTGGTGTGACAAGAACAACTTTCTGTATGCCGACAAATTGATCCCAGAGGAATGGTTTAATGAATAGTAAAGTACCTGTAGACATTGAGCCGGGGGAGGCATTCTTCCGTATCAGTGTAGATGATGATGGGACAAGCCGCTTCGTATGCGGTCTGTACCCGTGCAACAACAGCATTGAAAAGGACTTTGATGCCGACTCAGATGTTAACTTAGACGACTTACTTGCTGTGTTTATGGCAGGCATTGCGCACATGGTTAAGGATGATATGGACACTATCCTCCACAACGGAATGCAATACATAATGGACGGCAACCACCCATTCGACTTTATTGTGGGTGCCGACGACACAGAGTTTTATGGCAATTTAACTGAAGAGCAATACGAGTTATTGCGCATGGATACACAAGGGGAAGCCTGATGCATGATGACTGGGACAACATTATCAATCTAACTGATCTTGATACCGGCGATTATATGACCATCACGTTAGACGAGGATGGTCGGGCCACTCCGGTAGACATGGTCAACGCACCACCACACTACGTTATTGAAGACGGTTTGGAGTGGATTGACGTACGTGAAGCGCTTGCCAAGAAGCTCATGAAGGAAGGTGTAGTACTACCCTATGAAGACTACTCCGACTGGGACAGAGCGTTAGAGTACCTTGTACGTGGTCCTTGGAAGAACCAGAAGGAAGACTACGATAAGGCTTTGTTCTACCTTACCCGCCTGATCAATCGTATGGAAGACCGAGAGGACTTTACATATGAGTCGTAAGATGATTAAGCTGAAGATGCCTGAAGGGCAGTTACTGAAGCTTTTCGGGTTTGCAGATGAGATGCTCACTATGGTGGAATCCAATGAGCTATCTCCAGAAGAAGAACGAGCGGCGAAAGAACTTCGTCACATATTTAACAAAGCATTTAAAATATACAAGGATCAGGTAAATGAAAGTAAAGATTGATCTATCTCGTGATTCCCTACTGTCCCCTCAGGGCCTTTCTCTTATGAAAGACTACTACATGTTGCCGTGGGAAGAGTCACCTCAGGAGGCGTACGCTCGGGCAGCCGAGGCGTATTGCTACGGTGACTACGAGTTAGCACAGCGGATATACGATTACGCAAGTCTTAACTGGTTCATGTTCGCAAGTCCTGTACTGTCTAACGCACCGTCACCCGACGGTAAGAGTACAGGCTTACCTATTTCATGCTTTCTAACATACGTTGGTGATAATCTAGAATCCCTCATTACGCACCCTCAGGAAGTCGCATGGCTGTCTGTAAAGGGTGGTGGTGTCGGAGGGCACTGGTCAGACGTGAGAGGTATCAGTGCCAAGGCTCCAGGCCCGATCCCGTTTTTGAAAGTAATAGATTCTGGTATGAATGCTTGGAAACAAGGACGTACCCGAAAAGGCAGTTACGCTGCCTACTTGGACGTAAGCCATCCTGATATGGCGGAGTTCGTTAACTTTAAAGTACCTACCGGCGGAGACTTCAATCGGAAGTGCTTTAATCTTTTTAATGCCGTGAACATCACGGATGACTTTATGAAGGCAGTAGACAATGGAACAGAATGGACACTTAGAGACCCTCATGACGGATCTGCAAGAGATACAATCCCAGCTAGAGCACTTTGGCAAAGAATACTTGAAGCTCGGTTCAGAACTGGCAGTCCTTACCTTAACTTTATCGACACAGCCAACCGAGAGCTACCGGCTAGCCAAAAAGAACTTGGATTACGCATTCATGGGTCTAACCTCTGCAATGAAATCCACCTCCCAACAAGTGAAGAACGCACAGCAGTATGTTGCCTCAGCTCAGTCAACCTCCAACGATACGACGAGTGGAAAGACACATCAATGGTTAGAGACTTGGTCAGATTCCTTGACAACGTACTCCAATATTTTATTGACCACGCACCAGACGAACTTGGAAAGGCTAAGTTCTCTGCTCAAAGGGAAAGATCGTTAGGCTTAGGAGCAATGGGCTTCCACGGGTACTTACAGTCAAAGGGTATTGCGTGGGAGTCTATTCAGGCGTATGGACAGAACTACCAGATCTTCAAGCGTATCAAGGAGCAAGCTCTTGAAGAGACTTATCAACTCGCCACAGAGCGTGGTGAGGCTCCTGATATGGAAGGTACAGGGCGTCGTAATGCGCACTTACTCGCAATCGCACCCAATGCTAACAGTTCCCTTATCTGTAACTGTAGTGCTTCTATTGAGCCTATTAAGTCTAATGCTTATACCCATCGTACTCGTGCAGGCGCTCACTTCATTAAGAACAAAGCGTTAGAGGATGTACTGGAGGCTCACGGTAAGAATACGGACGCTGTGTGGAAGGACATCACTGCCAGTGACGGTTCTGTACAGCATTTAGACTTCCTGACAGAGGATGAAAAGGCTGTCTTTAAAACTGCCTTTGAGCTTGACCAATCCAAGGTAGTAGAGCATGCCGCCATGCGTCAGCCGTTTCTCTGCCAAGGGCAGTCTGTCAATCTGTTCTTCCCTGCTAAAGCCAATCGTAAGTACATTCGTTTAGTGCACGAGAAGGCATGGAAGGAAGGCTTAAAGGGTTTGTACTATCTGCGCACATCTGCCGGTGTATCTGCAGAGAAGATAGGTAAGCTAGTTGAGCGTCAAGCTTTAAAGGACTTTGAAGATGACGTATGCGTCTCCTGCCAAGGATAACGAAATAGTCTCTGAAGAGACCCAAGAGCAATTCAAGGGTAGCCAGATGTCCAAGGCGGGGAAACTCGCCATGGAACTGGCAACTGAAAAGAAACGGCTACAGCAAGAGCTGGATGACCTACAGGTACAGTACGAAGAGATCAAGCCGACTACCCCCACGGGTACGGTTGACTGGTACGTTAAGTGGGTTTCTATGTTCCTTGCAGTAACCGGAGTCTTCTTGATAAGCTCCGGCTTGACAATGTATGGTTACATTGCGTACATGATCAGCAGTATGGGCTGGGTGTACGTAGGTGGCGTATGGAACGACAGGGCTATCTTAATCGGCAGTGCGATTAGCGGCACAGCGGTTGCGATGAACCTTGTGCAACAATTGGCAGGTGGACCATGATTACTCAGCGAAAGAAGTTCAGTAAAGAACTATTCAAAAAGTACGATATGCTCGCACGGGCTGCGACTACAGAGTACCTAACAACAAGAGGCTACACCGTAGCACCACATCCTGACAAGTACGCTCAGGACTTGGTATGTGATGACGATGCAAGCCAGTGGTGTGTAGAGTGCGAAGTTAAGATGGTTTGGAAAAGCGATACCTTCCCCTTTGACAGCGTACAACTACCTGAGCGCAAGAAGAAGTTTTTCAACAAGCCGACTCAATTCTTCATATGGAATGAACAACTGACCAAAGCCGTAACCTTCTGGTCGCACGACGTAAGTACACTGACCCCTGTTGAGGTGCCTAATAAGTACATCTTTAAAGGTGAGTATTTTTATCAAATACCTATGGATATGGTAAGGGTAGTGTCCCGTGGAAAGTCAGTTTAACCTATTTACAAACGAAGAAGAGATTGAGATTACGGAGGGATACACGTGCATCAACTGTGATGTATTCCAACCGCCAGATCAATTTCAACACATGCAGTCAGGGGAAGTTAAACGTAAATGCCGTACGTGCGCTAGGAGCCAATCTAAGCGCATTAAAGAGCTTCGGGAGCTTCACCCGTACCCTAGTGATGACTACACCTGTCCGATCTGTCAGAGAGGCTTAGAAGAGATCTCAAGGCATGGTCAGCGCAAGTTGCAGAACTGGGTACTTGATCATTGCCACGATAGTGAAGAGTTTAGGGGGTGGCTATGCCATCACTGTAATGTAGGCTTAGGAGCCTTTAACGACACCCTAGAGCGCCTCAAGGCTGCAGTTAAATACCTAGAAAACCACATCAATGCTACATAAGGAGTAGTCTATGCAAGAGCGTATGCTTAAAGTATGGATGAAGCTACTGAAAGCCTCAGTTAGACACAAGTCACGGAAGATTGCTAAGTTAGAATCTAAGCTAATTCAATTAGAGTTGGAGAGACGGCAAAATGAACACACCGAATAAAGTATTAGAACGTACACGATTCTACGAAGAGATTGCTAACGGAGGCTTAGAATACACGCCTCCTGCTCAGTACTTTCGTGACGTACAGTACGCAATGGAAGATTTGATAAAGCAAGTCAACCAGTTACGTGAGCGACTTAACGCACACGAAAAATAAGTAGTTGCTTAACGCAATTACATGAATATAATAGATCGGTACTGCCTTGCAGTATTTAAACAACAACCACTAACAATATAGGAATAAGATATGTCGCTACTTGAAGGAAGCTTCGTATACAAGCCGTTTAATTATCCAGAGTTCGTGAGTATTTCGGTAGAGCACGAGCGTATTCATTGGATTGAAGATGAACTGGAACTTCAAACTGACGTAGCCCATTGGAGAAACGGGAAACTATCACAAGCTGAAAAGGATCACATCACTCAGATCCTGAAGCTGTTTACCACATCAGACGTGGCTGTCGGTACGAACTACTTGGAATACTATATCCCTAAGTTTAAAAACAACGAAGTACGTGCAATGCTTGCATCGTTCGTATCCCGTGAGTTTATTCATCAACGTTCGTACGCATTACTTAACGATACGCTTGGTTTGGATGAGTCTGAGTTCTCCTCGTTCCTAGATGTAAAGCAGATGGCAGACAAAGTAGACTTTATGGCTGACATAGATATGCACAGCCACCAAGGTACTGCCCTAGCCATTGCACGCAGTGTACTGAACGAAGGCGTATCTTTGTTCTCTGCATTCGCAATGCT